CTGCAGGTCGGCCACGGCGTGCCTCCATTCGGGCCACGCGTGCTCCGGGTGCCTCGAGCGCACGTAGAGCGAGCCCGGCGGCAGGGTGAGCACGAGGTCGAGCGCCTCGTCTGCAGGCACCTCGTCGTAGGCGCAGCCGTACACGCGCCTGAAGTCGTGGCGTAGCTCGCGCAGCCGGCCATCCTCGAGCCGTGCGAGCCTTAGAAGTTTTTTAGTTCTTGCGAGGTGATGATCTTCGCGACGGCAAGCGCCATCGCGTCGATGTCGACCGTGCCGTCCTCGTCGGTGCACGCGCGCTCAAGCTCGGTCATCTGCTCGTCGCCGAGCATCAGGCGCATGGCCTCCTCGGTCTCCGCGTCGGTTCGGTTCGGCTTGGCCAGAAGGTCGCACACCCGCTTGTCGCGCGCCCTCTTCACAGGCACCTCGACGTCGAGGCCGAGCACGCGGATGCTCGCCGCGCGCTCGCGCCGGCTGCCGATGAGCCTCGCCTTCTCCTCGGCCGACTTGGCAGGGGATGTAGCTATGCCCGCGACCTCGCCGTACTCGTCGAGCTCTGCGGCGCTCATGCGCGCCATGAAGTCCTTGTTCACCGGCTCCCCCTTACTTTCCCGAGCTTGCGGTGGCGGGGGACGCCGGCTTGGCGCGGTAGATGTCGAACATGCCGCCGTCCACCTCGATTGCCGTGAACGTCATGCCGTAGACCATAAGGGCGCCCCTGTTGTGCGGAACGTCGTCGAAGCTGCTGATGGACGCCTTGCGCACGACGGTGCGGCGCAGGTAGCCGTTGGACTCCAACTCGTCGAACACGAGCGGCACCTGGTCGCCCGCCCCAACCTTGCCAGCGACATGGGACACGGAACCGTCGGCGGCCGTCTCCACGTTCTTCGATCCGTAGCGCAGCTTAGCTGCGGACGGACGGTTCACCTCAATAAACTCGGCCTTGTACGTGTTCTCCTCGTCGGTCACCGCGGCGAGCACGATCGATCCGTGCCATCCCTTGTGCTTGCCCTCGGTGACCGTCTTACCCTCGGTGAAGCCGTTCTCGGACAGCTCGCCGAGCGACTCCCAGCCCGTGAGGGTGCTCATCTTCGTGGCGGCATCGGTCGGGAGCGTCGGATTCTCGGCGAAGCACGTCCAGCAGCAGCCGCCCTCGGAGGGCTGTCCAACGGTGATGAGCGTGGTATCGATGTCCTTGTTTGCCATAATTATTCTCCTTGTTAGCTCGGTTTGAAAGTCGTGACCGTGTAGCTTAAGTACCAGCGCGGCGAGCGTGTGTCGGGGTCGGGGTCGCTGTACATGGCCTCCTGCTGGGCGTCTGCATATCCCGCCGAAAACGGCAGGGCCGCCATCTCGTCAGCCACGGCGTCGGCGAGCTCCCACGCCTCCTGCTCGGTCGGAGCCCAGCAGTAGATCCCGATGCCGGGGCCGTCCAAGAGCGCGTTTCTGCGCGAGCCGCCCTCGCGCGTCACCGTGACGAGCCTCTCCGGCCGCGAATCAGGCACCCTGACGCGCACCTCGGTCGGGGCGAGCGCCTCCGACAGGCGCCGTCGGAGGTCGCCCTGGACGTTGAGCGTCGGCATGGCCGCCTCCTTGCGATCAGTGGTTCTGCCTCGAAAGGCTCTTGAACTTCGCCTCGTCGAGGCGGCCCATCTCGGTGTTGGAATGGGCGGCTCCTACCGCGGTGCGGTCGAGGACGTCCACGTGGGCCGCATACGGCGGCTTCTTGTACCCGGTGATGTGCAGGGCCTTCTCGTGGCCTCGTGCGCCGGCGTTGGCGGCACCGGCGATCTTCGACGCCTCGGACAACAAGGCAGCCTGCATATCCGGCGATTTCGCGATCTCCACGATGCCTGCATTGTTCAGCTCGAACTCGACGTCAGCCATCTACCCTCCCGGCCTCGAAAACGATATCCCATCTTGTAGGGCAGGGAACCGTCCTGTCGGGCGCGCCGGAGACCCGGAGCGCCCCGGCCGCATCGCCGGCCTCCATGCCCCTGTCGACGAGGGCGATGCGGGCTCCGGCAAGCGGCGGGCCGTCGTAGGACTTCGGGAGCGCGATGCTGTAAAGCACCCGCACGCCGTCGGGGCGCAGGGCGCCCGCGACCTCCTCGCCGAACAGCGGCCGCACGAGCGCCCCGCCGACGAGGGTCTGGGACCATTCCCACACGGGCTCGCCCATGACATCCTCGCCCGCCATCGCGCGGTGAAGCACCGCCACGGCCTCGCCGATCATCGGAGGCCGCCGTAGGACGGCATGACCGAGCCGACGCGCTGCGACCGGCCGAGAGAGCGCAGGAAGGCCTTGAGCGTGTCGCGGTCGAAGTAGGCCGTGCCCGACGGGTTGGCGAGCGTGTAGCTGCCCTGGAACCCGTTTGCGGAGAAGCTCGCCTGCTTGGCGCCGGCAACGTCGCCCAGCCCGTCGAGGACGGCAGGCTTGAGGGCCTTCCCCACCGCGTCGGTCACGAGCATCCGCGCAAGCTGGAGCTGGTCTTCGGTGAGGGATCGGCTGCGCGGTATGCCCGCGCGAGACCGCAGCTTCGCTGACTGCTGGGACAGGGCGGACGCGACCCTATCGTCGGGGCTCGTCGCGTCGCCGGTGTCCAGTCGGTACTCCTCGACAGTCGCGTACGCTTCCATGGGCTAGCCCTTCTTCGCCGGCGCTCTGCGCCCGCGCGGCTTCGACTTGTCCGCCTCCGGTTCCGGCTCCGCCTCGGGCTCGGGTTCGGTCTCCGGTTCCGGCTTCTGCCCCGTCTCGGGCTCGGGTTCGATGACGGACACGAAACCTCGCACCGACAGCTCCTTTGCGCGCCCCTCGTCGAGCTCCACGACCTCGCCGGCGAGATGCGCCGTCATGTCGATCTTGTCGGTGTATGCCATGATGACGATCGCTTCCACGGGACCCTCCTTACGCGACGGGGGCGATGGTGCCCCTGACGATGTAGTCGGCGTTCTCCGGGAACAGGTACGTTCCGCACAGCACGTTCGTCTCGGTGGACACGCGGTCGTACGCGGGCTTGTGCGCCACGCCGATGAGGCCGCTCGAGTCCTGCGCGTAGGAGAGCCCGCCGGACGCGAGCGCGCCGAAGTCGACGCCGAAGATGTGGATGTTCTCCACGGGCGTGGCCCAGATCGTCCCCTTGGCTACCTTGTTGGTCATGAACACGTTCGTGAAGCCCAGGAACTGCTCCAGATACGTCAGGCCGAAAGCGGTCTGCGTGGTGATCGCCGCGTTGCCCAGGTAGTCGGCCGCGTCCTGGCGGCTGACGAAGTGGATGATGCGGTCGGTGGAGTCGTCGTTGCTCTCCAGCGTGTCGCCCAGCTCCGCGTCGACGTTCGCGGCGGCCGCCTGGAGCGTCTTGCCCGTGGCCTCGCCGGTGCCGTTGGCGAGGAACGAGAAGAACTTCGCGACGATGGCGTTGCGGATCTGGGAGAGCATCTTGCGGTCGGTCTTGAGGACGGCCGTCTCGTAGCCCGATTTGAGGATGGCCTGGGCCGTGGTCATCTTGCGGTAGGGCTGCACCTTCACGGTGTCGATGGCCGTCTTCTCCGTCTTGTACTTCGAGAGCGCCACCAGGTCGCCCTCGACGTAGGCGGTGCCGGAGGACGAGTCTGCGGCCTTGGCGTCGTTCAGCTCTCCGGTGATCTTGGTCTGGTTGAGCACCACCCCTGCGCTCATCGTCTCGGGCGAGAAGATGCCGAGGATGTCGGCCAGTCGGTCGTAGTCCTGGCGGAAGTTCGCGATGAACTCCTGGTCGAGCGCCACGTTCATCTCGGCGGTGGTGATCATGCTGTTAAGTGCGGGCATGTTGCCTCCTTGCTATCGGTATAGGTCTGCGTTCTCCGCCCGGGCGCGGATCCTCGCAATCGGGTCTTTGATTCCTTCGATGGACTCGCGGGTGACCGTCGGCGCGGTGGCGCTCCCACCTTTGTCGGAAGGGTAGGCGGGCGCGAGGGACGCCGCCCATTCGGCTGCGGCCTTCGCGGATGCCTCGAGCTCCTCCGCGCTTTCACCGTGGATGAGGCCTGCTGGAACGCCGGTCTCCTGGGCGATGCGCGTCACGAGCCTCGCCTTCTCAAGCTCGGCCTCCGTCTTGATGGCGCGCTCCTCGGCCTCGTCAGCCTTTGCCTTGTTGTCCTTGGCGCGGGCCTCCCACTTGCGAGCCTCGGCCTTCCAGTCGACGGCCGGCGCGCCCTGCGGCTCCTCCTGCCCAGTCTCGGACGCCTCCGGCTCGGCTTCGCCCTGCGGCTTCGCCTGGGCCTCCGGCTCCTGGTTCTCGACCTGCTCGTCGATGGTCGTCTCGCTCATTCCTTGCTCCCTTCATGCCCGTGCGGGCCTCTCGCCCCACCGTGCGGCGGGTTCCGAAATAAAAACGCCCCGTGCGGGGCGCTGGTGCCTAGCTTCTGCTCATCTCTGCGACGATCCTGTTTCTCAAGTACACGTCGTAGGCGCTTCTTCCCGGGCGCTTGTAGGAATCCCTCTCCTGCTGCCCCATCGCGCCCCATTCGCTCCGCACGCTGCCCAGGACGGTTTTCCGGGCGGCGCTGAATTCGTCATTGAGGGCGTCCGCATCGTATCCTTCGAGCGCCGGATCGGGGTCGAAGTCGACCACCGGCGTGCAGGAGCAGTGGGGGTGGCGCGCCCTGTCGACCTTCGCCTTCCCCGCGTACATGAAACCGTTCGCGCCGATCATCCTGCACCAGCCGCATGCGCCGATGTGCGGGACGAGCGCCCAACGGGGCTTCGCCGGATCCTCCCTGGCGTTTCCGAGGAGCGTCTCGTCGGCCCGCTCCATGACGCGCTGCCGAGAGGTGCCGCGAAGCGAGTTCGCGAGGGCGTCAGGTCCGCCAGTGGATGACAGCGCGCTCCTCACGTCGTAGCGGCACAGCCTCTCGTCATCCGGAGCGTACGGCACGGCCTCGTAGCTTCCGGCCACGCCGGAAGCGGCCCGCCGCGAACGGTAGAACTCCACCGCCGCCTGCGCCGCGAACGACCCGTAGGCCACGACGAGCGAGCGGTAGCCCTCCGACAAAGCCGTTTCGAAGGCCCTGCCCGAAAGCTCCGCGCAGCGCCGCACGAGCTCGTCCACGGCACGCTCCACCAGGGCCGCGTTCGTCGTCAAGGCGCGGTCGTAGGCATCGAAGGCGTCCCTGTCGATCATCGCGCCGCCCCCAGAGTGTCGGCTATGCGGTTGAGCGCGGACAGGGCGCCCGCCTCCTCCTTCTCCTTGAGCAGGCGGTCGATGGTCGCCTGGGAGAGCCCGATGCCCTCGTAGTAGACGCGCGTGCCAACGATGGAGGGGTCGGACGCCCCGAGCTTCGTCCACGCGTCGGCACGGGCCGCGATGGTGGGCATCGACGGATCCTTCCAGCATGCCTGCACGGCGCGCTGGCTATCGTCGAGCTTATTGATCGAGGTGCCGTTCGCCACCGCCATCATCATGCGCGCGACCTCCTCCATCGCCTCGCCGTTCTGGCGGTTCATCGACTCGACCGCGAGGATGAGCGGGTCGTTCGCGGCGCCGAGCGCGTCCGATGACGTGTAGGTGTTCGACATCACGCCGAGCTGCGCGAGCGGGACGTTCGTCGCACCGCTGAACCGCTGCGCGTCGTTCTCGAACACGCGCGTGAAGTTGTCGGCGGTCGAGGGCGCGAACTGGCCCACTTGGGGGATGTCGCCGTTCTCGTCGCGTGAAATCGCGAGGAGCGCTCCCATATAGGCTTTGAACTTCGCATGCTCGTCGGGGACGGGCGGTACGGGGTTGCCGTTCTCGTCAACCACGTTGCCGTCCTCGTCGACCGCCTGCCCCTCCTCCGGCGGGACGCTGAACAGGTCTTCGGCCACGCCGAGCGCGTAGCGCTGCGGGAACGTGAAGAACTCGGCGCCTACCTCCATGCGCAGCACGTCGCGCATGGCCTTATCCACGATCCCGAGGAGCTCGGGCGTGAGGAGCGAGTGCCCGAGCGGGCGGTCGATGTCGGGGTCGTGCACGAGAACCTCCATGAGAGGGCGGCCCATGGGGTTGGCCTCCGCGTCGCACGTCCACTCCTCCCGCTGGCCTTGGCGCCGCGTGAGCGTCAGCACCGCGTCGGGGAAGTGCGCGACGTAGCGGGACGCGCGGCCCATCCGGTCGACGCCCGAGAGCACGACGCCGCAGCCTATGCGCCCCTCGTCCTTGTCCCAGAGCGCGGCGAACTGGTTGGCGGAATGGACACGCACCTTCGCCGCCGGCTGCCCCTTTCGCCCCCGCATGACCGAGATGGCGGCAGGCCCGTGTATCAGGGAAGCCTTGCACGCCTGCATGTAGAGCGAGCGCATGCGGTTGCGGCGCACGAGGTCGCTTAGCTGCGCGTCCTCCTTGCCCTGGAACACGTAGCCGTCGAACACCGAGCGCACGGCGCGGGCGTCCACGGCCTTCGCGCACCACCCCACGACGCAGTTCACGCTGATGAGGTTCTCCGGTATCGATATGCCGAGGTCCTTGAGCGCGTTCTTCATGTTGTAGTAGCTCGACAGGAGCGCGTTTCGGGAGCGCACGGCATGCCAGGTGTCGAACAGGTCGCCGAGGCACTCGCGGTGCTCTTCCGGAACCCCCTCCATCGAGGGGCGGGGCAACGAGGTGTCGCCGTAGGTTTGATCCTGAATCACAGAAGCCTCTGCTTTCTCCTCGGGTTGCGCTTGGTCGTCCTCGCGCCCCACAGCGCGAGGGCGCAGGCCTCGACCGCGGTGGAATCGTGCCCGCCCGACGAGCCGAAGCCCCATCCGCCCCTCTTCCCTATCTGGCGCTTCGAGGCGTGCTTCGCCGAATCGTCCAAGGCTTGCTGGGCGGTGTGGAACAGGGAGCCGTCGGCGAGCGAGTCGACGAACCCCGTGGCGGCGGCGATCACGTCCTGCGCCGTCGGCTTCGACGCGTAGCCGCGGGGGGCCTGCAGCTCGGCGAGGTTCTCGCAAAGCGCGTCGGCCCCGCTCATCCCGTCGATGACGACCACCGCGACCTTCGATCGCCGCTCGTGGAGCGCCGATGCGAGCGCCTTCGTCCCGCCGGCCGTGCTGCCCAGCTCGACGAGCTCGACAGCCGCCCGCCCCTTGCCGTCGAGCTTGCAGCCGGCGAGGGCGTACGAGGAGCCGTCGGGGCTGAACTTGACGGCCAGCGCGGTCTTTGCCCGGAACCTGTCGCCGATCCCGTCGATGGACGATGCGTCCCACGCCCTGTCCGGGATGGCCTTCTCGGCGCGTGCGACGGGGCTCCACCACCCCAGCCGCTCCCTGGCGAACGTGTCGGCGAGCGTGCCCAGCTCGCCCTCGATGGCGGTCTCGTCTATGAGGATGCCTTGCGATGGGTTGACCCGCCGCCAGCGCACCCGGTCGGTCACGTCGCCTATCTCGGTGACGGCCCACTCCATCCAGGGGATGGCCTGCGGCGCCTGCGCGTGGGCGTCGTCGTGCAGGCGGCGGAACACCTCGCCTGGGCAGCTCGGCTCCGGCGGCGTGCCGATGTAGATCGTCTGCGTGTTGTGCTTGCGCGACGCAGATATCGCGAACAGGGATGCCGCCTGCTGCTCGTCGGTCAGCTCCTGCGCCTCGTCGTAGATGATCACGTCGTAGCTGCGGCCTCGGGCGAGCGAGTTCGTTCGCGTGGTGAAGCGGATGTATCCGCCGTTCTTCAGGTAGATGGCCTGCTGCCCGTTGGTCTTTCTGACGGTCAGCAGGAGCTCGTGGAGCTCCTCGTTGTCCTCGTTTTCGAACGGCTCGCAGAGTCGGCGGAACATCTCGTCGGAGGTGTCCCCGTGCTGGCACGTGTACAGGATGCGCTCGCCGTCGGCCACGATGCCGTAGAAGCACCTGGCGAGCACGTCCCACGACTTCCCGTTCTGCCGGGGCACGGACAGCCCGAACGAGTGGTGGAGGTACTTGTCCTCGAGGTTTCGAGCGACCATGGCGTCGAGCACGAAACGCTGCCATTCGAGAGGATCGCCGAAGTAGAGGGCCGCGAGCTTCGCCGCCATCGGGCCGTCGGTCCTGTCGATCTCGCCGACGTTCGTCCACGTCGGCCGTTGGTTCGACGGCATAACGCCTCCCTCACGTCCCGGACGCCTTCCTCGCGCGATCGTTCACGACCATGGTCAGGATCGTCGCCTTCTTCGATTTCTCCTCTTTGCCCGACTTCGACTCGTCGCCGATCCCGAGCATCTTGTTGAGTGCGCGGATCTCCGCGCTCGCCTTCTGCATCGTCGACAGCTGCGGCAGGGCCTTCAAATCGCCGTGATCGTTCTGGTAGGCGACCATGCCGCCCGCCTCGTCCATGTCGTCGATGCAGCGCTGCACAACCGCGTGCCACTGGCATAGGAGCTCGAGTGCCGGCACGTCGTATTCGGAGTACGACCGCCCGGCCGTGAGCTCGTCCCACTTCGCGGACTTGTACCCGTCGCGCTCGATGGAGGCGGGTTTCCCGACCATTCCGGCAACCTCCCTTCAAGGCACGAAAAAAGCGCCCGAAGGCGCTCTCCATGATCACCAGCCGCGCTTCGCGGCGTCGTCCCCTATGTCGACTTCGCAGGCGATCCAAGCATGGCGCGGGGAACCGGGCCGACCGAACGTGCAGCCGTCGTCATCGTCTACCGTGCCGCTACGCTCGGTACAGTGAAGCTCGCTTTGGCCTTGCGCGAAGCCGAACGACGGCTTCCTCGCCGCATTTGCGCACTCGGCGCATCTGATGAATCGCTTCATATCCTTACCCAAAAAGAAAACCGCCCCGAAGGGCGGTCAACGCGAGTCTTTGCTGCCTATTCATTGCAATCGTCCAAGCTGACGGTTTCAGGATGCCTCCCGAATCCATATGATTCGAATATGCCTTCGTACATTATGACCTCGTCGCCGTTTCTATACAGGCCGTCGGCGAGCAGCCTCCCATCAGGCAGGTGCCACAGCTCGTTCTCGTCGGTGTAGCAGCCATCGGGCAGCGTCGGCACCTGGCTTCCCAATTCTTTTCCGTTCTTCTTCGCCATTCTTTCACCTATCTTTCAAGCGTGAATTTGAGACCGTATAGCGGAGCGTTCTTCTTAAGCCAGTCCTGCGCCTGGGAGACGGTTTTTCCGCTCCCGAGGTGCTTGCTGTACGCTGACGCCATTTTACCCCATTGAGGATTGTTCGACGCCTTCGCGAGGACAGCAGTGCCGTTCCCTTTCGTAGTCGCCCTGATTCCTACGCCTCCGAGGTTTCCCGTCGACTTAATGTCTGCGACGGAGAAAGCTGCCGCCCCACTCGGATGGTTGTGCGTGACTATGTTGCCTTTGACCTTTCCGGAATCGGATCCGAAGTTCACGCTGTTTTTTCCACCCTTGTAAGCTGCCAACACGAATCCCTGGCTGTCCACGATGATGCCGGTCTCGTACGTATGCTGTGCGATCAGCTTCTCGACATTCGAGAATGTCGCTCTTTTTGAAACGCGGTTCCCGTCTATCGTTTGAAACTGCGATGCCGGCAATTTCTCGGAAGGGGCTCCACCGCGTCCGCCCTTGCCGATGCGCTCGCCCTTCGCCGTCGCCGACCACGACCCCCTACCGCCCACGGTTCGCCATCCTCTCCGTAACGCTGTTCTTGTATCGCACGGTCTCGCAGGATCCGAAGTCGAACCCGACGTCTCCACCGTAGAGCAGCACGCGTTTTGGCCGGAGCCGAGCCACGGCCTCGTTCATGCCCGCCTGCCAAACGGCAAGAGCCGTCTCGTCGCCCTTGACGCCGACCGTGGACACCGCTACGGTGGAGCGCTTGGGAACGCCCTCGAAGCAGAACCCGTAGCTGTCAGGCCCCGCCCATGAGAGCGTCGGCACAACCTTGAGGCCGGCGCGCTGCCATATGAGGCCCACGGCCTGGCTGCGGTAGCGGTTCCATGCCTGCATGGGGGAGGGCATATCCATGTACAGCGAGAAGTCCGGCGTGAGGACGCAGTCGAATCCGCGCAGCACGTCGACGTAGCGCTCCGGGTTCGCCCACACGCGCTCGAACTGGTAGTCGTCGACGAAGAAGTGGCACGCCTGCCCGCGCTTCCCCTCCTCCTTCATGCTCTTTGCGTAGTTGAAACCGACCATGCCAGCCGGCTTGGCCATGCGGCCCTTCAGCGCGGGGAACCCGCGCTTATTGCAACTCGAACGCGACACCTTGTCTAGGTTGTAAGCATGATCGGTCTTGAGCCGCTCGGCGCCGTACGGAAGCTCCTTGCCCTTGAAGTCGAACTTGAAGCGGCTCATGTCGAGCTTGCCGCCCAACGACGCCACCTCGCTCTTGAGCAGCGCCTTGTTCCATGTAGCGACCTCGCCCGTCCTGTTGTCGGCGAGCCGGAAGGCCTTGATCTGGTCCTCGGTGAGGTCGTAGCAGAACTCGATCTTGCCGTCAGGTATCTCCGTCCACCCGAGCGACCTGCAGGCCTCAACGCGGGTGTGCCCGAACACGATAACGGGGTTGTCCGGGGACTCCAGGCCGATGGTCCCGCGCAGCCCGAACTCCTTGATGGACTCGGCCACGACGGGCACGGCCTTCTCGTTGCGCCTCGCGTTCCTCTCGTACGGGATTATGTCCGATATGAGCACTTCAGCAGCCTCCTCACGGGTCGATCACGGCCTCGTTGAGAAAAAATTCATCGCGGGGGGAAATCGGCCCTA